GCGCACGCTCGGCGACGCGCGATCGCGGCGCTGGGCTAATCGGCCCTGCGACGCTGGCCGATACACGCGGACGCTCGCCGACACGCGACCGGGGAGCGGGGGTGTCGATCGGCTTCGGCTTGGGTCCTGTGCCCGCGCGTTCGCTCGCGCGGGGCGCGAACGTCAGCTTGGCGCTCATCTGTCGGTGACGCCCTCGGGGGGGCGTAGCCTTGGTCGCGACGCGGGCGTGGGCGTGACGCTGGGGTTCGCGGTCACGCCATCGAGCGCGCGGTTGCCGACGCGGAGTTCTGACGCACTGCTGAGCACGGCGCTGGTGATCGCACCCGCTTCGGCGCGCGTGCCGGAACGAGCGACGCAAATCGGCATCGCGCTTTTCGAGCCGGGCATGGTGACGGGTGTGGCTGCGGAAATGCGAACCGTTCCGGTGTTCCGGGACTGATCCGAGAAGCTTTTTTCGAAGGAGACGCGATGTGGCGAAATTCGTGAATACGGACGTGCTCGACGGGGCGATCGCGGTGGTGCGGACCGCGACGAAGATGGTGGCGCTGACGGCGCAACCGGCGGACTATCCGACCGCGACGGCGCAGGCGCTGGCGAGCGTGACGATGGCACCCGCCGATTTCGCAGCGCCGTACCTGGGGTTGGTCGATGGGCGTCGAACGACGGTTGGCGCGAAGAGCGGCGTGGCGGTGGGCACGGCGGGAACGGCGAACTTCGTCGCGCTGACAGATCCGGGAACGTCGCGGCTGCTGTATGTGACGACGTGCCCGGCGCAGGCGCTGGCGGTGGGCGGCACGGTTAGCTTTTCGACCTGGGATGTGGAGTTCGGCAACCCGGTCTGAGCTTGCTTGACTGGCTTGAGGGCGGGAGGTGGCGATGAATTACTATCTGAAGGACCCGAGCGCTTCGATCGATTACTCGTTCGACTGGAACGCGGGGTATCTGAACGGCCAGACGGTCAATACGAGCGGCTGGACCGCGACGCCGGTGGAGGCAGGGGGCGTGAGCGTGATCTCGTCGGCGATCCAGTCGACGCGGACGAGCGTGCTGGTGAGCGGCGGGCTGGCGGGGCGCGTGTACCGGCTCACCAACGTGGTGACATTCTCCGATGGGCGGAGCGACGAGCGGCAGGTGGTGCTGCGCGTGGAGGATCGCTGAGATGCTGGTGGAACCCGTTGGTGCGTTGATCGAGCCGGTCAGCTTGGGCGAGCTGAAAGCCTATCTGCGGCTCGAGACAGGCGACGAGGATGCGTTGCTGGCGGGGCTGCTGCGCTCGGCGCGCGCGACGTGCGAGGCGTTCACGCGGACCTGGCTGGTTCAGCGCGGGGCGGTCGAGACCGTGGCGGCGAGGATGGTGCAGTGGTCTGGGCCGGGGATGCCGCCGATGGGGGTGCCACTCGGGGCGCGGCTGGCGGGGGTGCCGGTGGTGGCGATCGCGACGGTGGAGGCGCTGTACCCCGATGGCACGTCGGCGGTGCTGGCGCCGGGCGCGTATGTGGCGACTTACGATGTCGATCAGGCGGTGTGGGTGGCGACTAGCGACCAGAACGCGCAGCGGCTGCGGGTGACGTACAGCGCGGGGCTGTCGGCGAGCTGGAACGGGACTCCCGAGCCATTGCGGCAAGGGATCGTGCGGCTGGCGGCGCATCTGTTCGCCAATCGCGACGCGGGCGACGAGGCGGGGCCGCCCGCGGTGGTGGCGGCGTTGTGGCGGCCGTTCCGGCGGATGCGGCTGGGGGCTTAAGGGGAACCGGTATGGTGAGCGGGTTGGCAGGACGCCTCCGCACCCGGTTGGGTGTGGAGCGCTTCACGGCGTCCGGCGCGGACGGCGCGGGCGGGTTCGCGGGCGGGTGGACGCCTGCGGGATCGCTGTGGGCGGAGATGGTCGATGCGGGCGAGGATGTGGTGAGCGACGGCGAGGCGCGGGTGCGGCGCGCGCGCTGGACGGTGACGGCGCGCGCGGGTGAGATCGACGCGACGTGCCGCTTGCGCTGGGGCGCGCGCGCTTTCGCGGTGCTCGGCGTGCGGCACGATCCGGGGACGCCCGACCGGATGCGGTTGCTGGTCGAAGAGGTGGCGGCGTGAGCGCGAGCCTGGCGCTGACGCGGGCGATCGTCCTCGCGCTGAAGGGCGATGCTGCGATCGGCGCAGCGGTGAATGGGGTGTTCGACGCGCCGTCGCCCGGGGCGGTGCCGCCGTATCTGACGGTCGGGCCCGATCTGGTGCGCGATGCGAGCAGCTTCGTGGCGCAGGGGCGCGAGCACCGGGTGCGGGTGACGGTGTGGGATTTGGCCCTGATGAGTGCGCGCTGCGCGGCGACGCTGGCGGCGGTGGAGGCGGTGCTGATGGCGCTTGGTCCGGTGCTCGATGGCCACTCGCTAACGACGATGCGGTTCTCGGCGAGCGCGGTGGCGGCGGAGCGGCCGGGCGGGCCGACGCGTGGGACGATCGATTTCATGGCGCGCACTGTGGCGACGGGAGCTTAGCGATGGCGGACGAGATCGATGCGCTGTTCGCGGCGCTGGACGGAGGCACGGGCGGCGGCGACCTTACGCAACTGGCGCATCAGATCGGGTCGGAGGCGGGGCGGATCGGCGCGGCGACGGGCGTGCTGCCGCCCGATCCGGCGCACGCGCTGAGCGCGATGCTGGGGACGCGGGGGCATTCGGGTGGCTCGCATCTGGCGGCGGCAACACGGGGCGCGGCGGCGTCGCGGGCGCGGCCGAAGTATATGGCGGCGACGGCGACGCAGACGGCGCGCGCGCTGATCGCGGCGCTGACGCGGGCGGGGGGCTGAGCGGATGGCATGGTGGCTGGCGGGGCCGGACGACAGCGTGCGGCGCGAATGGCTGAAGCGGTTCGACGCGCGGTTCTGGACGGTCGATTTCCCACGACCGATGATGGCGGCGGTGACGACGACGGCGGCGGACGCGCTGCGGGTGGACGCGGTGTTCTATCAGACGAGCGATCTGGCGGGGCTGATCTGGGAGAGCGCGGACCGGTTCGATCATCCGCTGCTCGCCTACGACACGGTGCGCGATTATCGGGGGTGCACGCTCAGGTTCCGGTGGCAGTCGGCGGGGGTGCTGCCGCTCGACGACGTGAACGGGCCGGTGCTGACGGTCACGGGGCGCGACGCGGCGGGCGTGGCGCAGACCTGGTACGTGCGGTTGTGGAACTATGCGGTGGGCACGGGAGCGGACGCGCAGGTGGTGTTGCCGTTCGGCGCGCTGGCGAGCGGGTTCTCGCTGCCGGGGACGCCGATGTTCGCGGGCGACATCGACCGGATGTTCATCTCGCTGGTTCCGGCGGGGTACACGGGCGTGACCCGTCCGCTCGCCGCGCCGGTGGAGGGGTGGGCGCAGATGACCGGCATCGCCTGCGACGGGGCGGGGGCGACGATCACGGTGGGTGACGCGTATCTGCCCGAGCATGGGCTGCGGATCGCGGGGGGGTATGACGACAGCTACAATCTGACGCCCGCGCGCGTGCTGCGGCAGGTGCAGGCGCTGGGGTATCGCGGGTTCCTCGATCATTATGTCGGGATGAGCCATTATTTCCGGCTCGGGTACGATGCGGGGACGGGCAAGTATCTGGCGGGCGGGGCGGGATCGCCGCTGAACGTGGCTTGCGCGGTTTGGCACCGCGATCTGCTGGCGCGAGCGGGGGCGGCTGGACTGCAGGTGATCCTGTCGCTGAGTTACGAGCTGTTCGACATGCACGCGCCCGATGCGTGGAAGCAGCGCGCGTGGGATGGATTGGCGGCGGCGACGGGGTATGTGCCGCCTTCGACTCTGCTATCGCCCGCGAACGGTGCGGCGATGGCGTATTTGCGGCGTGGCGACCGCGTTCGCGGGGCTGGCGGTGGCGGCGGGGCAGCCGGTGCACTTCCAGGTGGGCGAGCCTTGGTGGTGGGTGGGGGCGGACGGCAAGCCTTGCGTCTACGATGCGGCGGTGACGGCGGCTTATGCGGCGGCGGGCAAGACGGTGCCGCCGCCGGTGACGAGCGCGGGGGCGGTGCTGAGCGCGGAGCAGGGCGCGTATTTCGACTGGGCGGGGGGCGTGCTCGGTGCGAGCACGCTGGCGTTGCGCGATGCGGTGAAGGCGGCGGCTCCGGGGGCAAAGACGTATTTGCTGTTCTTCAGCCCGCAGGTGGTGAACGCGAACGCGGCGAACCTGACGCGGTTGAACCTTCCCGCACAGTGGGTTTGGCCCGCGTTCGATGTGCTTCAGCTCGAGGATTACGACTTCGTCACGGCGGGGAACGACGGCGCTTCGGCGGCGGCGCGGGCGCTGGTGCAGGCGCGGCTCGGCTATCCGCTGGCGAGCCAACATTACTTTGCGGGGTTCGCGTCTAATCCCGGCGACACGGGGCAGTGGACGCGCATCGCCGCCGCGGCGGACGCGGCGCGGGTTCGGGGCGTGGCGAACATCTTCATCTGGGCGCTGCCGCAGGTGGCGCGCGACGGCTTCACGTATTTCAGGATCGGAGACGCGGTGAACAGCTTTGATGATGTGAGTTTCCCGCTGGCGATCGGTCAGCACGCCAGCGTCGCGCCGGGCTTCTTCACGCAGATCGTGACGAGCGCGAGCGGGTTCGAGCAGCGCAACGCGCAGTGGGCGGCGGCGCGGCTGCGCTTCGACGCGGGTCTGGGCGTGCGCAACGAGGCCGATCTGGGTACGCTGATCGCCTTCTTCCGCGCGCGGCGGGGATCGGCTGCAGCGTTCCGGTTTCGCGATCCGATCGATAATAGCTCGGCGGGGATGGCTGGAGCGCCGGGCGCGCTGGATCAGGCGCTCGGCGTTGGCGACGGGCTGGCGACTGCGTTTGCGTTGGTGAAGGCGTATGATCCGGTGACGCCCGCGCGGCGGATCACGCGGCCGGCGGCGGCGAGCGTAACGGTAGGCGTAGGCGGCGTGGTGATGGTGAGCGGGTGGTCGGTTGGACCGCTCGGCGTGGTCGAGTTCGCGGTCGCACCGCCGAGCGGAGCGGTGGTGAGCGCGGGCTATCTGTTCGACGTGGCGGTCCGCTTCGAGAGCGATGCGCTCGACATCTCGCTACCCGCGTTTCGCTCGGGCGAGGTGCCTTCGGTGCCGTTGATCGAAGTGCGCGAAATCTGATGCGCACGGTGGCTGACACATTCGCCGCGCGGCTGCGGGCGGAGGCGACCACGCTCGCGCTGTGCTGGCGCATCCTGCGCCGCGACGGCGTCGCGATCGGGCTGACGACGCATGACCGCGCGATCATGGTCGCGGGCGTGCTTTACGCGCCCGGGCCCGGAATGGAGCCTTCCGCGATCAGTTGGGGCCAGGCGGGTGAAAGCCATGCGATGCAGGTTGTGGGCGCACTGAGCCCCGACGGCGTGCGCGAGGCGGACCTGATCGCGGGCATGTTCGACGCGGCACGGGTGCGCGCGTTTCTGGTCGATTGGGAGGCGCCCGAGGCGGGAACGATGGCGCTGGTGGACGGCACGATCGGCGCGGTCTCGTGCGCGGACGGCACGTTCACCGCCGAGCTGCGCACGCCGCTGAGCGACCTCGATGCGGTCGCGATCGAGCGGTATTCACCGATGTGCCGGGCCGAGCTCGGCGACTTGCGCTGTCGAGTCGATCTCGCGCGAAGGACGCGGAGCGCGAACGTGCTCGCGGTGGCCGGACCCGTGGTCACGACAGACGACGCGGTGGGCGGTGCGGGCACTTACAAGTTCGGGCGCGCGCGGGTGTTGACCGGGATCACAGCCGGGATCGACCACAACATCGAAGCTTCGGCGGCGGGCGTGGTGACGCTGCGGATGCCGATCGCGGGGCTGAACCCGGGGGCGCGCGTCGAGCTGATGGAAGGGTGCGACAAGCGCTTCGCCACCTGCCGCGACCGCTTCGCCAACATGCTCAACTTTCGGGGCGAGCCGCATGTGCCCGGCGGGGATGCGCTCGCGCGGTACCCGGGGCTATGACGGGCGAGGCCATCGTGGAGCGCGCGCGCGCGTGCGTCGGCGCGCGTTTCCGGCCGCAAGGGCGCGATCCCCTTCTGGGGCTCGACTGCGTCGGTCTGGTGCTGTTCGCGCTCGGGCCCGACGTGGCCCGGGCGCGGCCGACTTATGCGCTTAGCGGTGAGCGGTCGGCGGACCGGGCGGAGTCCGGATTGCGGGCGTTGGGCGGTGAGCAGGTCGATCGATCGTCGATGGGTGACATCGTCCTGTTCGAGCCGGTCGCGAGCCAGGCGCATCTTGCCGTAGCGAGCGAGAATGGGATCATTCAGGCGCATCTCGGCGTGCGGCGCGTCGTCGAGGGTCCAGCCGATCCGGCGTGGGCGGTGCGCTCGATCTGGCGTTTCGGGGTGGGAGAGTAGCAAATGGCGACGGCGATCCTCTCGAACGTAGGACGCGCGACCGATAGCCCGTTCGGACAAATCATCGGTTCAGTCGTGGGCGGCTCGATCGACCGCGCTCTGACGGGTACGCCAAGCACGGGGGCGTTGGCGTTGCAGTCCTCCGCTTATGGAGAGGCGATCCCTCGCATCTACGGGACGATGCGGGTCTCGGGCGGGGTGCTTTGGTCGACGGGCCTGACGCAGAACGGCACTGTGCTCGACAAGCTGGTGGGTGGGGCGAGCGGACCAAGCTACTCGACGAACATCGCGGTGGGCATCTCGGCGCGGCCGATCCAGGGCATCGGGCGCATCTGGGCGGACGGCAAGCTGATGCGCGACGCCAGCGGCGAAACGAGCGTCGCGGGCGCGATCCGCATTTATACCGGCGCGGAGGACCAGGCGGCCGATCCGCTGATCGTCGCGGTCGAGGGCATGGCGGGCGCACCGGCGTACCGCGGCATAGCCTATGTCGTGTTCGACAATCTGGGGCTCGACGATTTCGCCAACCATGTTCCCCAGTTCGGGTTCGAGGTGTTCGCCGATCCGGCCAGCGTGACGCTCGCGACGGTGGCGATCGACCTGTTCGCGGCCGCGGGCGCGGCATCGCCCAACGCCAGCGCGTTGACGGCCACGCTGGACGGTTACGGCGTCGGCGGCGGTTCCACCCTTGGTGGCGCGTCGGGCCAGTTAGCTGTGCTCGAACCGCATAGTCTGGTGGCGGAGGATCGTCGCCTTGTGTTGCGCACGCCGCTCGAGCGCCCGCATTCGTCCTGAACGAGCGAGTTGGCGGTGCCTTCGCCGGGAGCAAGCACGCGCAAACGCGCGTCTGGCGGACCGAAGCGGCGCAGCGCGCGCCCGATCTGATCGAGGTGCGCTACTTCGATCCGGCGCGCGATCACCAGATCGGCCAACAAAACGCCTCGGCGCGTCGTGCAACTCGCGCGATCAAGACCTACGATCTGCCCGCGAGTATGACGGCGGTCGCCGCACGGGCTCTGGCAGCGCGGCTGGGATACGACGCCGAAGCCGCGCGCGGAACACGGTCGATCAGCTTGCCCTACGCTTACGCCGCGATCGAGGTGGGCGACACGGTGGTGGTCGACGACGATCCGCGCACGTGGATCGTACGGCGGGTCATCATCGATTCGATGGTGGTCGGACTTGATCTGGAAGCTTGGGCGGGCGCTGGCGCGATCTCGGCTTCGGCCGATGCGGGGCGATCGTTGGTCAATCCCTTCGCGCGGCAGGGGCCGACGACGCTCGACCTGCTCGATCTCCCCGCTTTCGACGACGATGGCGGTACGCTGCCTAGGCTGTGGATGGCCGTGTCCGGCGATAGCGCGTGGCGCGCGGCTGCATTGCTCGGCAGTATCGACGGCGGCGCATCGTTCATGTCGCTGGGCGTGGCGCGCGCGCGGGCGATCATCGGGGCGACGACGACAATCCTTGCGGCTGGCCCGTGCGAACGTTGGGACGAGGTCAATTCGGTTCAGGTTACCCTGACCAACGCCGACGACTGGCTTACGTCCGCCTCGGACGACGCGGTTCTGGGGGGAGCGAACCTGGCGATCGTAGGAGGCGAGCTGATCGCGTTTCGAAATGCCGACGCGACCGGGCCAGGGCAGTTCCGGCTTTCGGGATTGTTGCGAGGCCGGTTCGGAACCGAGTTCGCGAGCGCCGCGCATGGTGCCTACGATCGATTTGTCCTGATCGATCGCGCGAAGATGATCGTATCGTCGGCTGGATACACCTCGGTTGGCGCACCATTGCTGGTGAAGGCGGTGGGGTTGCTGGAGACCGGATCGGCCGTCACCGCGCAGGCTATCACGCCGACAGGGGCGAACTTACGTCCATTCGCCCCGGTTGGGCTCAAGGTCACGCGCAGGGTCGACGGAACACTCGATCTCGTCTGGACGAGGCGAAGCAGGATCGGATCGGGTTGGCCGGATGGATCGGATACACCGCTCGGAGAAACAAGCGAGCAGTATTCGATCGTCCTGACGCCTAATATCGGCCCTGGTCGGACTTATCCGTCGGGTGGTGAAGCGCTCAGCATCAGTCCCGCCGAGCAGATCTCCCAAACAGGCGGACTGGTGACCGGTGGTGAGGTCACCGTTGCTCAGGTTAGCGCGTTGGTGGGGCCAGGACCTAGAGCGCAAACCATATTTTGATCGCCTGCATTAGGAGACTACCGTGCCCGACATCACCGACAGATATTCGCTAACACTTCTCAGCGCATCGCAAGCGCACAAGGAAATCAGTCATAACGAAGCGCTGCTGCGGTTGGATGGTCTGATACATCCTTCGGTGATCGCAGTGGCGGCGACGACGCCACCCGCTGCGCCCAACCTGGGGAACGCCTGGATCGTGGGAGCAGCGGCGAGTGGTGCTTGGGCGCAACACTCCGATGAAATCGCGTTGTGGCAGGCTGGGGGATGGACCTTCCTCATGCCGCAAGCGGGTTGTATCGCGTGGAGCCAAGCGGACGGTTCTCACTTGTTGTACGATGGCTCTCGGTGGCGTTTCGATGCTTGGCCGATGCGGAATGTCGAGATCGCAGGAAAGACAGTAGTTTCTGATCGGCAAGCCGCGATTAGTCTCGCTTCAAGTGGGTCCGTGATTGATGTCGAAGCTCGAAGTGCGATCGGCCAGATACTTTCCGTCTTTCGGGCGCATGGCTTGATTGCAACGTAACTCGGTTTAACATGTGTTTGACTAGCGAAGGAACG